AAAAGAATAAAAGAAAATGTAAAAAATGTAGAAAAATATGACTCTAATAAGAAATATATTTGTGATATTTGTGTTTGTGCATCTGCATGGGGAGAATATCCAGAAAGTGTAGTAGCCAAAAGTGGAAGATATATTCAAATGGTACATGCAGATTATGTAAGAGCTAAAGAAGTTAATTTTACTTATAATAAATGGCATAAAACTACAGAACATGTTGGAGTATCAGAGCATGTTTGTAAAATTTTTAAAAAATTATATCCAAAAGAAAAAATAACAAGAATATATAATATTTTAGATGAAATACAAGAAACAAAACCAATATTAAAATTAATTAGCGCAACAAGAGTCAGCAAAGAAAAAGGCTATGAAAGAATGCTTAAATTAGCACAAGAATTAAAAAAAGCAGGAATAAAGTTCAGATGGACAATATTTACAGATCTAGAGTTATATAATAAAAAGCCCTTTAATTTAGAAGAAATTGTATACATGAAACCATCTCATAATTTTTTTGATTATATAGTAGAGGCTGATTATGGAGTTCAACTTTCAGATACAGAAGGATATAGCTACTTTATTAATGAGTGTTTAGAATATGGAACTCCAGTATTATGTACGAACTTTCCTAGTGCATATGAAAGTATTGAAGATGAAAAGAATGGATATATATTAGATATGCAATTAAGCAATTTAAATATTAATAAAATAGTTAATAACATTCCAAACAATTTTAACTACAAAGAAAAATGTACAGAGAAGGATTGGATAAATTTTTTAAATAAAAAGATAGAAAGGAAAAAGAAAGATATGTTTAAAGTAATAGCAAAACAAAACTATAATGATAAAATGCCAGAGCTAATTGAAGGAATTATAGATAAAGAAATACAATACAATGCGAATGGAAGTGCAGCAATTATCGAAGGAGATATTTATATTATAAATGATGCTGATAGAGCAAAACAAATAGAGGAATCTGGATTAGCAGTAGTAATGGAAGTAATAGAAAAGAAAGAAGAAACAAAAGAAGATAATGTTAAGAAAATAGAAGAAGTTAAAGAAGAAAAGAAAAAGACAAAAGTAAGAACTAGAAAGAAGATAGAAAAATAAGATGTTATTAAAGTTATGTGCAAGATGCCAAAAGGTAATACAAGCTCCTAATAGATATTGCAGCAATTGTCAAAAGATTGTAGATAAAGAAATAGAAATTAACAAACAAAGAAATATGAGTAGATATAACAAGAACAGAGATAATAAATATAAAACTTTTTACAACAGTAAAGATTGGAAGCTACTTAAGGAAGCATATAAGATTAAACATCCATATTGTGAGATGTGTCAAGAAGAGGCAAAGCAAGAAGGTAAATATACAATACAATTAACAGAAGAGATACATCACAAAGAACCTATACAAACACCAACAGGTTGGCTACGAAGACTAGAGTGGAGTAACTTAATAGCATTATGTCATAAACATCATAATATACAACACAATAGATTTAAGAAGAGGAAAAAGACGTGAAGATATTTAGTGCAATTGTAATTTCAAATGAATATAAAGATAGAATAGATATTCTGTACGAATGCGACAGCAAAAGAAACATACAATGTAGAGGACATAATAGTTGTAAAGAATGTCGCTATACACATGAATTAAAATATGCAAAAGATATATCTCAAAGAAAAACAAGAATAGAATTAGAAGAAGAAATAAAAAGAAAAGATGAAGAGATAGAAGAATACAAGAACACAATTAGAAGAATGATAAACAAAGAAAATATATTTAATTTTAAAACAATGAATGAAATAAGAAAAATATATAATTTAGAACCAATAGATTGAACAATATTAAAGTAAAAGAAAATAATAGAAGAGGCTAGGGGTACATAAAAAAGTTTTAAAGGTTTAAATCTAGAACGGTGCGTCCCTCCTCTTTGTACAAAAAAGTCCCTCAAATCAATTTAAAAGGACAAAAAACGAAAGGTGAGGTCTAATGCCACGTGGAAATCAAAAACAGCCTATAAACTTGATTTTGGCTAAAGGAAAGAAGCATTTAACAAAGGCAGAAATAGAAGAAAGACAAAAAACAGAAATAAAAACTGACCATATTAATGTTACTGCTCCAGAATATTTAACAGATGAGCAAAAAAAAGAGTTTTATAGAATTGCAAAAATTTTATTAGATATAGGAATAATTACAGAACTAGATGAAGATTGTCTAGCTCATTATTTAATTTCTAATTCAAATTATGTTAGTTATACTAAAAAATTAAATGAACTAAATGGGAAATTGGCACGAGCAAGAAAGACGGAAAAGAAAAAAGATTATATGTCGCAAATTGATTTGTATTTAACTTATCAGGATAGAGCATTAAAGCAATGTAGAGCTTGCGCAAATGATTTAGGATTATCTATATCTTCAAGAGCTAGATTAGTAATGCCAGAGGCTAAAGAGCCTCCAAAAGAAAATAAATTTAATAAGTTTAAAATATTATGATAGATAGAGTTACAGAATATGCAAAAAAAACCATAGAAGAAAACAAAATGGGAGAGTTGCATATTTTAGCTTGTAAAAGACATCTTGAAGATTTAAAAAGGCAAGGAACTAAAGATTTTCCATATATTTGGAATCCTGAAAACTCTGAAAGAATTATAGAATATGCAGAAACATTAACAATTGGAGAGGGATTTGAAAAAAAGCCAGTTAAACTTGTTGGTGGACAAATCTTTGATTTTGGATGCCCTTTTGGTTGGCTAAAATTAAATGGAAAAAGAAGATTTAGACGTTCTTATAAAAGTATGGCTAGACAGAATGGAAAATCTTTTGAAAATGGTATAAAAGGAACATATATAGCTGGGTTTAGTGGTTATCATTATGGAAAACTTTTTACAGTTGCTACAAAGAAAAGACAAGCTAGAATCGCCTGGGAAGAAATGAAAAAATTTATAGAAGCAGACAAAGATTTGCAAGAGCTTTTTGAAATTAAAGATTATAAATCTTTAATAATTGCTAATGATAGCAAATGCACAATTGAAGCTCTTTCTCGAGAAGGGGGATTAGATGAAGGATTTAGAGCAATATTTGCTTCTATAGATGAATATCATCAACATCCAGATGCTAAAACATATAAAGCTATTTATAATGGAACTAGAGCATTAGATGAAACATTAATAAGTATTATTACAACTAGAGGCGATAAACTAAATAGCGCATGTTATGAAATGGACAGATACTGTATAAATATTTTAAAAGGAATAGCAAAAGCAGAAGACTTTTTTGTTGATATATATGCATTAGATGAAAAAGACAATATATTTGATCCAAAAAATTTAATAAAAGCCAATCCATATCTTGCATCTACAAAACAAGGTTTAGAAAATTTAAAAACAGATATGCAAACTGCTAGAGATATGGGAAGTGAAGAGTTAAGGGACTTTATGACAAAGTCCCTTAATTTATGGGTACAAAACACAGAAGATATATTCATTAGCCCAGAAAAATGGAAAAAATGTGAATCTGATTTAGAATTAGAAGATTTAGAAGGTTCAAAATGTTATGCTGGATTAGATTTATCTTCTGGTGGAGATTTAACAACTATTGCTATAGAAATTCCCCTAAAAGATAATGAGTTTTTTATAGCTACACATTCTTTTATGCCAAGAGGAAGAATGGAAGAGCATATTACAACAGATATAGCTCCATATGATTTATGGGAAAGACAAGGACTTATTACTGTAACAGGTGGACAAACAACATTCAAAAATGATTATAAGTTTATTATTAAATATTTAAAAGACATAATAGAAAAATATGATTTAGAATTGCAAGGAATTGGATATGACCCACATAATGCAGATGTTTTTTTATCAGATTTGGAGGAATTTGGTGTGCCATTGTTAGAAATAAAACAATCAGCTAGATTTTTGCACGATGGAACAGAAGATATGCAACTTAATGTAGAATCTAGAAAGATTAAATACAACAAACGTGAAGAACTACTTAGCTATAGTGTTTCTAATGCTAAAATTGTAAAAAATAGTTTTGGAGAGAAAAAAATTGACAAAGAAAAAAATGCAAAAAATAAAAGAATAGACCCTTGCGATGCAATGATAGATGCTCATATTACACAAATGAAGTTAAAAGAAGAAGAAAAAATAGATTACAACAAAGAAATGGAAGAGTATTTAAACAACATGGGATGGAATTAGGAGGCAAGTAAGTGAAAACAAAGTTAAAAGTTAGAATTAAAAATGCAATAAATGTATTAAGAGATAAACAAACGCAAGATAATGCAATGCGAGAGTTACTTAATTTTTTAGGGATAGATGGAAAAAACGAAAAAGCTTTATCTGAAGTAACTTATTTTACTTGTTTGAAATTACTTTGTGAATCCGTTGGTAAAGTACCATTAAAAATATTTCAATATAATTCCGACGGTGGAGTGGTAACAGCAAGAGGACATCCTTTGTATTTTACAATTCACGATAGACCAAATCCATATATGACTGCAACAACTTTTTGGGGAACAATGGAAAATAATAGAAATCAGTTTGGAGATGCTTATGCATGGATAAAAGGTGCAAGTAAAAAAATGACATTATGGATTCTTCCTTCTGATGAGGTAGAAATTTGGTATGATGATCAAAAAGTTTTATCTGATATACCTGATATTTACTACATATATTCGCATGGAGGAAAGTTATATAAGTTTTCCTCTGAAGAGATAATACATGTAAAAAGTTCTATGAGCTTTGATGGAATAAAAGGAATAGCAGTAAAAGATCAACTTAAATTAACAATAGACGGAAATGTAAAAGCACAGAAGATGTTAAATCAAATGTATAAAAGTGGATTTACAGCTAAAGCTGTAGTTCAATATACATCAGATTTATCAGATAATAATTTGAAAAATTTTAAAGAAATGATAGAGGATTTTGCTGGTAGTGATTTAGATGATAAAGAAGTAAAAAATATTATTCCAATTCCTGTGGGAACAACATTAACTCCTCTAAATGTTAAACTTGCAGACAGTCAATTTGTTGAAGTAAAAAAATATAGTGCTTTACAAATTGCATCTGCATTTGGTATTAAACCAAACCAGATTGGAGATTATGAAAAATCTAGCTATGCAAGTTCTGAATCACAACAATTAAGCTTTTATAAAGATACATTGCTTTATATTCTAAAGCAATATGAAGAGGAACTAAATTACAAACTTCTTTCAAGAGAAGAAATAGATAAAGGATTTTATTTTAAATTTAATATTGCTGTTTTGTTAAGAGCAGACCAAAAGACACAGATTGAAACATTAAGTCAAGCTGTGTCTAATTTTATATATACACCTAACGAGGCGAGAGCTTATTTGGATAAACCTGCAATGGCAGGAGGAAATAGACTTCTTGGAAATGGTGCAAGCATTCCTGTTGAATTAGCAGGAACTCAATATACAAATAATTCAGAAGGAAAGGAGGAGGAAAAGAAATGGATAGAGAAGAGTATGGAGAAAGTACTGAAAAAATTCTTGACGAAGGAATAATATGCAAATCTGCAGAAGTAGAAAATCAAGATGTAACAGAGAAAGAAATTAAAAAAATAAACAAATTTACTCTTGCTCCTCTAAAAGCAGAAGAAGTATTTACATTTAAATTAATATTAGGAGATAACGGTTTAGATGATAGAAATTATGAACCATTTAACTTAAACGCCCTAAAAGATTTAAAGAAACTTTATATTGGGAAAACAATGATAAAAGACCACAAAAGAACAGCAGATAATCAAATAGCTCGAGTTTATGATACAGAATTGCAACAAGATTCAAGTAAACTAACTGAAGCTGGAGAAATTTTCACAAAGTTGATTGCTAAATGCTATATGATTAAAACAGACAAGAATGCAGATTTAATTGCAGAAATTAAGGCAGGAATAAAGAAAGAAGTTTCTACAAGCTGTAGAGCAAAACATGCATACTGTTCAATTTGCGGTGAAGACAATATGAAGCATTATTGTACTCATTATTGGGGACAGGAATATGACACAAAAGATGGCAAAAAGATATGTTATTTTACACTAGATGGAGCAAAAGAAGCTTATGAAGTGTCTTTTGTAGCAGTTCCAGCACAGCCACGAGCAGGAACTACTAAAAATTATGGTGGCAAAGAAAAAAATAAAAATAATGAAGAATCCGAGATTGATTTAAAAATCAAGAATTTGGATTCTTTTTTATTTTTAGAAAAAGAAAAAATGGAGGAATAAAACTATGAATAAAAAAATGAGAGAACTTTTAGCAAAAATTGAAAGCAAACAAGCTTTAGTGAAAGGATATACAGATGGTGAAAATAAAGATTTAGAAAAAGCAAAAGAACTTTTAGATGAAATAGAAAAATTACAAGAAGAATATCAAGTTGAAAAAAGATTATTCGAAAACGAAAAGAAAGTTGCTAAACTAAATGAAGAAGACATAGAAGAAATAGAAAAAAATATAGCTAACAAAAAAGAAGATAATAAAGAAATAAAAGAAGAAAGCTCAATAGAAAAATTTGCAAAAGAAATAAAAAATATTGCAAAAGGATTAGACGAAGGAACGCCAGCAGATGGTGGATATACAGTTCCAGAAGACATTTCTACTTTAGTAGAACAAAGAAGAGAAGCAAAAGCTTCATTAATAGATTTAGTAAGCGTAGAAATTGTTTCTACAAACAAAGGAAGCAGAACGTTTAAGAAAAGAAGTCAACAAACAGGATTTACTAAAGTCGGCGAAGGTGGAAAAATAACAAAATCTTCAACACCTCAATTTGAGAGAATGGATTTTGAAATATCTAAATATGCAGGATATTTACCAATTACAAATGAATTATTAGAAGATACAGATACAAACATTGTTAATACAATTGTTGAATGGCTTGGAGATGAATCTAGAGTAACAAGAAATAAAATAATTCTAGATTTAATTAAAACACAAGATGAACAAGAATTAAATGGATTAGATGATATTAAGAAAACTTTAAATGTTACATTAGGAAGTGCTTTCAAATCTACATCTGTAATTGTAACTAACGATGATGGCTTACAATATTTAGACACATTAAAAGACAACGAAGGCAATTATATATTACAACCTAATCCAGCTGAACCTATGCAATTAAGATTATGCGCAGGAGCAACTACAGTTCCTGTAAAAGTAATATCTAACGAAGACTTACCAACAAATTCAAACAAAATTCCAGTTATAATTGGAGATTTAAAAGAAGGAATAAGATTCTTTGATAGAAGAAGATTAACACTTAATACATCTAATGTTGCAGCTATTGGAGAATTAAATGCTTTCGAAGAAGATCTAACATTATTTAGAGGTATTGAAAGAGAAGATTGTAAAATCAGAGATAATAAAGCTTTTGTAAATGGATATATTAGTACAACTCCTTCTGTGTAGGAGGGATATAAATGAAACAAGAAGTAGAAAAACTCTTGAAAATTGCTAAAGAATGTTTGAGTATAGTAGATTCATCATCTTTAAAAGATAAAGAAATTACTATGCTTATTGAATCTGCAATATCAGACTTAAAAAGAGTAAATATAGATGTCGATAAAAACATAGAAGATGATTTAATACAAAATACAATAATAATATATGTTAAGGCTCATTTTGGAGATGGAGATATCAATAAAAGGACAGAATATCTAAAACGATATAAATCTAACTTAAGAGAATTACAATTTTCTGAAGAATATCAAAAGCAAAATAATGAGGAGGTAGATAACAATGCGTGATGTAAGTTGCAAGTTGTTATCTACAACATATAAAAAAGATACAAATGGCATTCAAACTATAGACAAAATAGAAGAGAAAGAAGTACCGATTATAGATGAAGAAGATATATATGCAAATGAATATTATCAAGCAAATCAAAACGGATATAAACCTACTTTGAGGTTAGTAATTAGTAGTTTAAATTATAATAATGAACAAGAACTAATTTATATGGATGTAAAATATACGATAATTCGTATTCAAAAGAAAAATCTTGATGAACTTATATTAATATGCGAAAGGAAAATTAATAATGTCTAATTCCATAAAAATAGATAATTTGCCTAAAATAGTTAAAAAATATTTAACAAATTATGTTGAAGATATAGAAGACGGAGTAAAAGAAGCAACAGAAAAATTATCTAAAGAAGCTGTCAAAGAGTTAAAAAAAGAATCTCCAAGACGAAAACCAAGTAAAAAAGGACCAAGAGAAAATCCTTACTGGAAAGGATGGAGCAGAAAGAAATATACGAAGTCAAAGAGAAGATATATAGTAGATATATACAATAAAACAAATTATCAGTTAACTCATTTATTGGAAAATGGACATGCTACCAAAAACGGAGGACATACAAAAGCTCAACCACATATTAAGCCAGTAGAAGAAAAATATAACAAATTATATGAAAAAGAAATAAAAGAAACAATTATAAGGAGTTCTAAAACATGAAGAACCTACAAGAATTAGCGAAAAGATTTGAAGAACAAAAAATACAATATGCTTATGGTAATTTTCAAGAAGAGGTCAATCCTCCACATGCTGTAGCATTGGAAACAGAAACAACTAATTTTTTTGCAGAAAATAAAGTTTATCACAGACTAGGAAATATTCAATTAGATATAACTATGAATTATATAGATTTAAATTTAATTAATACGATTGAAAACAAAATTTTATACGATGTTTGTTGGAACAAATCAGAAACGACTTATCTGTCAGATGAAAAAATTTGGCAGATAAGTTATTTTTTTGAAATTTAAAAGAGAGGAAGAAAAAGTATGAGTAAAGATGGAAATAGAGTTTACTTTGGATTAAGTAATGTACATGTTGCTAAAATGATTATTGGAGAGGATGGTTCTATAACTTTTGGAACGCCTTTTAAGGTACCAGGCGCAGTAAATTTATCACTGGATGCAGAAGGGGATAGTGAGCCTTTTTATGCAGATAATATAAAATTCTGGGAGAGTTTTGCTAATAATGGATATAGTGGAGATTTGGAAATTGCAAAGCTACCTGAAGAATTTGAAACAGAAATATTAGGGCAAAGAAAAGATGCTAATGGAGCAATAATCGAAAACGTAAATGATAAAATATCTCCATTTGCATTTATGTATCAAGTCGAAGGAGATCAAACAGGAACTAGATTCTGTTATTATAATACAACAGTTTCTAGACCAAGCACAGAAGCAAACACAACAGAAGATACCAAAACACCAAATACAAATACATTATCTATTACAACATCTGCTAGAACAGATACTGGAGATGTAAGAATAAAATTACCTTATTCAGAAGAAAACAAAGAAATTTATGAAAAATTCTTTGAAAAAGTATATGAACCAACAGAGATACCATCAGTATAGCTTAACTATACTGATTTTTGATTTTGAAAGGAAAATAGCGAAATGAAAAAAGTAAAAATTTGTGATAGAGAGTTCGATATAGATTGCAATGCATTAACTTATATTCAATATAGAAAAAAATTTAATAGAGGAATATTCGAAGATTTTGAAATAATACAAAATTTTATAACTATGCAAACTTTGATGGCAAATCAATTAAAGAAAGAAAATCCAAAAATAACAGAAGTCGAGATAACAACAAAGTTATCTCGATTAATGCTTAAAAGTATTGATAACTATATAGAAGCAGTAACAAGAATTGCCTATATTTGTTGCTACACAGCAAATCCAAAAATTGGCGAATATGAAGATTGGCTTAAATTAATTAAAAGAATCAATACAACAGATGATTGGATTGTCGAGGTAACGGAATTTGCCGTCGATAACTTTTGTGGATGAAGAAGCTATTAAGGAATTAAAAAAAATAGTAAAAAGCGAAGAAGAAATAAATTTAAAATTTCCAGAACACGATTTTTTTGCTACAGCATTAAAAATAGGGATAACTATAGAAGATTTAAAAGAATTGACATATGTAGATATTTTAAAAATTTTTATATCGTTTTTACAAAAAGATAAAGATAAAACAACAAATGGAGTAAGAAAAGCTACGCAAGAAGAAATTAATCAATTAGTTGCAAGAATGTAGGAGGATAATATGGCAGGCAGTATAAAAGGCATTATCGTTGAAATAGGTGGAGATACATCAGGCTTACAAAAAGCAATAAGTAAAGTAAATTCTGCTACATCTAGTTTAACTAAAGAATTAAGAGGAGTAAATTCCTTATTAAAGCTAGATCCAAAAAACACAGAATTATTAAGCCAAAAACAAGAAATATTATCTGAAGCAATAGAAACAACTTCTGAAAAATTATCGCAATTAAAAAAGATACAAGAAGAAGCTAACAAAGATATGAGCAAAGTTTCTCCAGAAAATTATAGAAACCTTCAGAGAGAAATTGCAAGCACAGAAAATAAACTAAAACAACTACAATTACAAGCAAGCAAATGGAACGAAGCAGGGAAAAAGCTAGAAGAGTTTGGAAATAAATTTACTAACATATCAAGTAAAATAGATAATGTAGGAAGTAAATTAACAACATCCTTAACATTACCTATATTGGCAATTGGAACTGCAGCAGTAACTACAGGAAATGACTTTGAAAAACAAATGTCAAGAGTACAAGCTATATCAGGTGCAACTAAAGACGAATTAGAACAATTAACGAATCAAGCTATAGATTTAGGAGCTTCTACTAGTTTCAGTGCATCAGAAGTAGCATCTGGAATGGAAAACTTAGCAAGTGCAGGCTTTACAACATCTGAAATAATGGAAGCAATGCCTGGCTTACTAGATTTAGCAGCATCAAGTGGTGCAGAACTTGCAACAGCATCAGAAATTGCGGCTAGTGCAATTAGAGGATTTGGATTAGAAGCTAATGAATCAGCACATGTAGCAGACGTATTTGCAGAAGCAGCAGCAAGGACAAATGCTCAAACAGAAGACATGGGAGAAGCAATGAAATATGTAGCACCAGTTGCGAAGACAGTTGGACTATCAATTGAAGAAACAGCAGCTGCCATAGGTATTATGTCTGATGCTGGAATAAAAGGAAGTCAAGCAGGTACAACATTAAGAAGTGGATTAGTTAGAATTGTAAAACCAACAAAGCAAGTGAAAGATGCTATGGAACAATTAAATGTAGAATTTTATAATTCTGATGGTACAATGAAATCCTTAACAGAGATAGTGGAAGTATTGCAAAAGAGTACAGCAGGATTAACAGATGAAACAAAAAATCAAGCCCTTGCACAAATATTTGGTACAGAAGCATTATCTGGAATGCTAGCTCTTGTAAATAGAGGTTCTGACGAATTGTCTAATATGACAAAATCTTTTGAAGATGCTGATGGAGCAGCTTCAGAAATGGCTGATACTATGTTAAATAATACTTCTGGCGCTATAGAAGAGTTAAAAGGTAGTCTTGAAAGTGCAGGTATTGCAATACAAAAAGAATTAGCACCATATATTAAGGATTTAGCAGATTATATTAAGGATTTAGTAGATAAGTTTAATGATTTATCAGATGAAGAAAAAGACAATATAATAAAAACAGTATCTTTAACAGCAGCAATAGGTCCTGCTTTAAAAATAATAGGAAATCTAGGCTCTGGAATAGGAAAAGTAGTTAAAATAAGTGGAAAATTATCTCAAAAAATAGGTGAACTTATACCTAAAATAACCCAAACATCTACAGGAACATTTACATTAAAAAGTGCATTAAGTGCATTAGGAGTAGGAGGAGCTGGAGCAGTAGCTTTTTTTGGAGCAGCAGCACTTGGAATAGGTGCATATCAGCTTAAACAACATGAAACAATTATTGAAGCAAATAAACTCACTCAAGAAACTATAAAGCAAAAAGAAGCTTTTAATTCGTTAATAGAAAGTCAAAATCAAAAGCTTGCTATTGATATGCAGCAAATAAGTAAAACTGAAGAATTATGGCAAGAGTTACAAAAAATAACAGATGAAAATGGTAAAGTTAAATCAGGATATGAAGAAAGAGCTAAAGTAATTACATCAGCATTATCAGAAGCGTTAGGAACAGAAATAAATTTAAATGGAGATGTAGTACAAGGTTATAAAGATATACAAAATGAAATTGATAATTTAATAAGAAAAAAGAAAGCTGAAGCAATAATGTCAGCACAAGAAGAGGCATATACAGAAGCGTTTTCGGCAAGACAAGATGCATATAAAAAAATATTAGATATACAAAATCAAATTTCAGAAAAACAAAGTAAAATTGCTTTTGCAGATGGTAGAGAAAGAGCAAAACTTACGTCAGACATAGGAGCTTTAACAAAATCTTTACAAGAGCAACAAAATTTAGTTAAGGAATATGATGTTACAATAGCAGACTACGAATATGATCAAAAATTAGCAATGGAAAATACAGCTGATTCTGTGGCTGAATTAATTAACAGAAATGCAATTTCATATCAATCAGATGTTAACAATCTTCAACAATCAGGTTTAGACAAGTTAAACTATTATACTGCACAATTACAAAATTATAAAAATTATAAGCAACAAGAAAGAGATGCAGGAAATACAGCAAATGAACAAATGTATCAAGACCAAATTAATGCCGATGAACAACAGCTACAATTAACTGCACAAAGTTTTGCAAAACAAATAACAAAGATAGAAGACTTAACACCAGAAATGGTTAAAACTTATGGAGATATAGCAGATTATTCAACTGATGAGTTCAATAAAGCAATTAGCAATTTACCAGAAAACGTAGCAAAAGAATTGAACTCAATAATATGGACAGTTGATACATCAACTTTACCTAATTCGACTCAATCATTAGGAGATAGAGCTGCTCAAAAATTTAAAGAAAAATATAATAATGCAGAAGGCAAAAGCGCTTCAGACGATTATTTAGCTGGAGCTGAAAAAGGTCTAAATTCGAGTGCTGGCTCATTCTGGAATTTACTATTTAATATAGGTAATAGAGGTAATAGTCAGTTTAGAAAAGGTTTAGGAGATGGTTCGCCATCAATTTTAGCAGAAAGAGCACTTATAGACTATTTCGCTGGAGCAAATATAGGAATGAATGATGCTGGAAAAGACTTACTAAAGGATATGAATAAATATGGAGAAAAAGCAAATAGTGAGTTTAGTGAAGCATTACAATATAGTAAAATTAATAAAAAAATAAAATATGGAATAGATATACCAAAAAATATAAATGGACTACAGTCTGCATTAACTAGTGAAGTAAAAAAAGCAAGTAATATAAATTATAATATAAATAATATATTTAATGTGCAAGAGTTAGATAAAGAAAGGTTAGAACAATGTTTTAATTATATTAATAGAAAATTTGGAAGCAAATATTAAACTTTACAAATAACTTAAAGTTGTATATAATTCCTTTGGAGGGGATTGTATGATATGTCCAAATTGTAAAAAGGTAATACCAAATGATTCAGAAAGATGTCCAGAATGTTTAGTAAATATTGAGGCTTTTAATAGAGAAGCAAAGTTATACGGAACCGAAAAAAGATCTAAGTTTATTGGAACAGTGATTACACTAACCATCATATTCTCTTTGATTTTAGCTGTAATATGTTTAATTGCTAAATCGTATTTAGTAGCAATTGCAGCAATTTTGGCAATAGGACCAGAAATATTTATATTAAAAATTGCAGAAACTATAATAGACTTATTGCAAGAAATTAGTCAAAAAATGGATAGATAGAGATTTACAAATAAAGTAATCATATATATAATCTCTTTAGGAGGGGATTGTATGAAACAAGAAAAGAAATTCTATGAAAAATGGCAGTTGTGGTTAATCATATTGGCAGTTATAGCTATTATTATTGGAATCATAATAACTAATAATCAAGCAAAAGGAGTTGGTTCCGCTGGTATAAGTAGAGAAGAATATGATGAAATTGAAATTGGAAAAACGACTAATTTCGAGCTAAATGAGATTATAGATAAAGATGACGAATGGAGTAACGATGCTATTTATGATAAATGTGTACAACAAATAAGTGAGGAGAAAGAAGATTCAAAATACACATATGTTTATAAATATTATGGTGAAAAATCTGGATACGCAATAATTACTTTACAAGCAGATTATTCAAATGGATATTTTTATAATGATGTTATAGCAATAAAAAAAGAAAAATTTAATTTAAAATAATTTTATCAAAAATTAAATAAATAAAGTAAAAAAACGGCTTACGAGAATAGATTTTAAGCCGTTTTATTTTATTATTAGACTAATTATATGCTTTAAAAATACGATAGAAGAGCAGTTTTAAACTGTTCTTTTTTTATTCTTAACTGGAGGAAAAAATGGTAAGACAATTTAGACTTATAAATGAAAAAGGACAAGAATTTAACTTAATGGATTTATATAATTCCTGTTTTTTATCCGAACCCGATGGATTAGGATATTCTTATAATACTACATATGAACAAGTAGGAAATTCTTTTTTTGAAACTCTTAGAAATGTTCAGCAAGGACAAATAATTGGAACAGCTAATTTTAGCTGCTATGATAATTATAAGAGCTTTGTAGATTATATAGAAAGTTCTGAAAAATTAAGGTTTGGATACAAAATACCGTATAAAAATCTTCCAATTAAAGAATATTTAAAAGATATAAACATTCAAAGCATTGGCAAAGGACAAATGGACACAGATGGAATATTAAAATGTCCAGTTACATTTGACTGTTTGAGTCTATGGTATGAGGAAAATAAAACTATATATTCTACTTCTGCACAAGCTAACGAAATTAGATGGGACTTTGAATGGGATAGCAAGTTTGTTGATTATAACAATAGAACATTAGAATACATTAACCAAGGTCATGTGCCAGCTCCAGTTTTAATTAAAATTAAGGGTCCAGTTGAAAATCCGACACTGACTCTAAAAGTTGAAGGACAAGTATATCAAGAAGTAGTAGTAAATGTAGATTTAAAAGAATATGAAACGTTTGAATATTGTACACAAGAAAATAATTTCTATATTAGAAAAGAAAATACAGATGGAACTTATACAGACTTATTCGAATTAGACAATATAGATCCTTCAAACAATAATGTTATTAAATTTCCAAAAGGAAAATCTTGTGAACTAATTATGTCGGCAGATAACGAAATATTAAATGCAGAAGTTAGTGTTTATGCATATTACAAGGTGGTTTAGATATGGCAAGAATTGTAACAGTTAAATTTAATAATAAATTGTATAATGCAACATATAACGAAACGACTGATGAATATGAAGTAGAGCTAACTGCACCTGCAACTGGTGGAATATATAACGCACAAATTTCTTGCGTAGATGGAGATACAACAAATACAACAGATATAGATATTAGAGTTTTAAAGCAAGAAAAAATAAAAATAACAACAGACGATACATATATGTATATCTTCGACTATAAAGACTTTAGCGTTAAAGACATTGTTGAATTATCTAATTACGAGATTAATATAGATGAAGAAACAAATGCAAATACTACAGTAAATGTATTAAAGAAAACAACAGCAAAAGCAAATGACATAGTAATGATAAAAGAAAATGAAGAAATAAAATACTGGGGAATTATTCAAGAGATACAAAACGAAAATGGATCTAAACTATATCAATATATTATTAAATATATTACTAATGTGTTTAATCAGAACGTCATTTTGAATCAGAATATATTAACTACAAATGAAATAGAAGAAGGATATTACAGAATACATAGTAAACTAAATTATAATTTCGTATTTGATGTATTAAATGGTTCATTAGAAGCAGGAGCAAATTTACAAGTATATGAAAACAATAACACAAATGCACAAAAATTTAAAATAACTAAAAGAGCAGATGGAACATATAAAATAATTAATGTTGGTTCTGGAATGGTAGCAGATGTACAAGGAGCCGTATTTGAAAATGGTACTAATGTACAGATGTGGGGCGATACAGATAATGTAGCTCAAAAATGGACATTCACAAAAAGAGATAATAATTCTTATTCAATATATTTGGCTAATACTAATTACGTTATTGATTTACAAAATAGTAACACTTCTAATGGTGGGAATATACAAATATGGGAATATGTAGAAAACGGACAGCAACAATTATGGATATTAGAAAAAATTGATGAAGAACTTATAAGATATGAAGGAATAGAGGATTATATAGCAGAACAAATTAATAAGAATTTTGTTAATAATGAAGATATATTAATGAATCGAGATTACTTAGAAATTAGAGTAAAAACACATACTAAATTAGATGTGTCTGTTTCTACAATAGTAGATGTTCAAAACGATATATACAATTTGCATACATTCATGACAAATTGTACTCAAAATTACAATATTACATATAACGTCTTTTTAGAAAATAAAAAGCTAGTAATTGAAATAGAAAATAAAGAAATAAAAAAAGAGTTAATAGATGTAAACGCTCAACCAATTTCTAATTATACAGAAGTTTTTGAAATAGACGTAGTTTCTAAAGTAGTAGTAATAGCAAAAGACGGTAGCAGATATACATTATATCTAAAAACAGATAGAACAACGACAGAAGATATGTTAGATGAAAATAGAGCCAAAGGCAAAACAGAAGTAGTATATGCAGAAAATGTAGAAGATGCAAAGCAAAAAGCTTTAGATACATTTAAAGGAAATGCATATAATCACAACGTTACGTTTGATTATTATGATAGAGAAATTAAAGTTGGAACACCGATAACGATTAAGACAAAAGAATCTTTGATTTATGATACATATATTTCTGCAGTTACTAAACAAAAGGGAAGTAAGTTTTATAAATATACTTGCGGAAATATAAGAATAGGTTTTATAGATAAACTAAAAAAAGAAAGGAAAAATAGATAATGTTAAAAGGAAATGTTTTTTCGGAGCAGATATTTGAAAATCAAATATTTGCTCTTTTTATTAATACTTTTTTACATGGTAGAAATGGAGTTAGTAACAATTACAAAGAAGGAATGGCTATAACTGCAACTGGAAGTAATATACATATCGCTTCTGGGGCTATCTGCATACAAGGAAGATTTTTGGAAGAAGATTCTGGTAAAGATATTGTAGCAGATACAGATAGTCAATATTGTTCTCTAGTTCTAGAAATAAATTTAGATGCTGTTAATACATCAGATACATTTTTACAAGCAGGCTACAAAATAATTAAAAATGCTAGTAATTATCCTACATTAACACAAAACAATATTGTTAAAAATAATGCTGGAATATATCAATACGAATTAGCTAGATTCAGAACTTCCGCGAGTGGAATAACAGATTTTCAAGATAAAAGGACTTTTTTAGATTTTGACACAATATGGGACTTCATAGAACAAGAATGGAATAGAAAGTTAACAGAATTAAATGAAGAATTAGCTAAAGTAGAAGATGGTAGTGCTTATTTCTTAAATTCTAGATTAAAAATATTTCATAACCAAGCGGATGACTCACAAGGTAAAGAAGGGGATATTGGCTTGGTTTATTTTGATTAGGAGTAAAATATGAATAGAATTAATGGTTATGTAACTCAACACAATGAAGCTTATGAATATTATATAGAGTGGGAAGAGTTTAATATAAATCAACAGGCCAATACTTCTTCTGTAAGAGCTACTTCATATATTAAGTGTAACTCTCATACCTCGTGGGCAAATAACAAGACTCAAAAGCTTTGGATTGCAGGAAGAGAATTTAGTAATACATTAAATATAAGCTTAAGCCCTGGCTCTGTTGTACAACTTGTAAGTGCTACAGTAGATAATATCGGACATAATTGGGATGGAAGCTTAAGTATTGAAATTGCAGCATCTGGAGATTTACCTTCTGGTTCTGGCTATGGACCTTTATGGGGAGAAGCAAAACAAACTGTATGGCTTACACAGATTGCTAGACAAGCTAACTTCTTATCTGTAGATATTCAAAATAAAAATCTAGAACATTTTGATGTTTATTATAATCTTGATAAAAATGTTAGTTCAGTACAATGCTCTTTAAATGGTGGACCTTGGTACAATGTTAGCACTTATTGGGGAGATTGGAGTAAGGAAGCAACTTTTGGAGTATATGAATTGAATCCAAACACAAATTATACAATACAATTAAAAGCCACTGTAAATGGAATAGACACATACTCTAATATATTTAACATCAGGACATTGGATATTGCTAGATTTACAAGTCTAAACGATTTCTTTTTTGGAGATGTTGTCAACATAACAAAGACTAATGAATCAAACTGGTGGAATTATCTTACTATTAAAGTTGGAGAAAATGTAATTGTAGAACGTAGAGTATTAGAATCAAATAATTTAGTATTTACATTCACTCAAGATGATTTAGACAAGTTGTACAAAGCTTTAACAAGTTTTAGTAAAACAACTGTAGAATTTATATTGATAACAAACAATGAAAATCAAGATTGGACAAGTTCTAAAAAAGTGCAATGCACATTTAACGGTAACCAAATGACAGCTCATTATTATACTCAGGACCAAATAAGAAAAAGAGCGAAAGTAATATATTACATAGCAGATGAAACACCTAAAAAAGCAGTTTTTGTAATTAAAAAAGATGGAAAATGGAGGAAGTGTATTTAATGGAAGAAAGAGATATTTTTTTCGAATCAATAAATATAGAGCCTTCTAAAATTTATACAAACTCTAAATTTAAGTTGAAAATAAAAGTTATAGGAACTTCTAGAATATTAACAGAAGATAATAATGTTTTAAATACAGAAAATAATGAAAAATTAGTTTTAGAATAAAGGAGAAAAATATGGCAGATAAAAAAATAACTGAATTAACTGAAGCTACTCAATTACAAGATAATGACATTTTTCCAATTGTTCAAAATTCCGAAACTAAAAGAATTACAGTAGCGAATGCAAGAGCAAAATTCAAAGGCGATAAAGGTGAAAATGGACAAGATGGACAACAAGGTCCAGCTGGTCCAGCTGGAACAAGTATAAATTGTGTAAAAGTAACAGATGAACAAACCGCAATATCTCAAAGTGCAGCAAATCCTAATAATATTTATTATTGGTAGGTGTTAAAAATGGGGACAGCAATAAATGGAACAAAAGTAAATAATTTTTATATAAACGGAAGTAAAGTTAATGGATTTGCCAAAAATGGAGAAATTGTATTTAAACGAGAAGGAGATGCAGTAGCTCCTGTTTACAATTCGCTTGGAATTGTTAGAAACAATAATGCTGGAGAAACTAGAGATACACATTATGCAAAAATTGGAGATAGCGTTCGAGTCCTTATATACTTTGCAGAACAATTAGCAGTTGAGCCTAAAGTAAAAATTGCAAACAAAGAATTTGTTGCTACATATAGGCCTTTAAGTTCCACTAACGGCTTATCTGCATATTATGCAGATTGTGATTTAACAGAAGATTTAAGTTTAGATGTAGGCGAAATTCAGCTTGAAGTTTATGGATATGCTGATGCTGCAGGAAATGTTGGTGTTAAACTAACAAATGCAGATATAAATAATTCAGCTCACGAATATGTAATATTTGACGATATACCTCCAGAAATAACAATAAAAGACGGAGAGAACGAAACTGTCGGAGATGCTACAAACGGCTACAGTAAGATAAGTTTTAAGATTTATGACAATGTTGCTTTGGCTGGATATACAGTAAATGGAGTAAATGGCGGAACTGTTTCACAAAGTCAATGGGGAGATATTAATAATATTACAAAAGAATTTAAAGGCTGTAAAGAAGGTAACAATATTTTAATTTTAAAAGATATGAGCGGAAATGAAGCAAGTATTGAATTTAAATTAATTTAAAGGAGATTAACAATGTTAATTATAGATGAAACTTTATATGTACCAAAAGGAGCAACTTCCATAATTGAATTTACAATAGAAGACTATATATGCCAAAAAGGGGATTTAGTAGTTTTTGCAGTAAAAAATAAAAATCAACCAGAAGAAGATAAAACAGAATTAATAAGCAAAGAAATACATATAGAAGAACCTACAAACGTTATAGAGATAAAATTAAATCACGAAGATACAAAAGATATGGAATTAAAAGAGTACAGTTACGGGTTAAATATAGAATTGGCTAATAATGATGTATTCCCTGTAATAGAAGAAGAAAAATTCATTTTAGGAAGGGTGGTTCCTAATGTCAGAAGAGTATAGATGTTCGATAAGGACAAAAATAAAAAACAAAGTACAAATATCAGGAAAAATAGGATATGGAACAGAAAATATTGGTGGTACTACTAATTATAACAATTTAGAAAATAAGCCTAAAATAAATAATATTGAATTAAAAGATAATAAAACTAGCAAAGATTTAAATTTGCAAGACAAAATGAAAGAATTTACCAATATAGAGTTAGAATCAATTTTTGGAGATTTATAGGAGGAACAAATATGGCTGAAGAAAAAAGATTTGTAGGTGAGAATGCCTTAACATACTTAAAAACATTATTGAAGAACAAATTTGCAAAGAAAGTAGACAAAGAATATAAAACAGGAAGTAAATCCGATTATAAAGTGCTATCTGATAACAATTCAACAGACGAACTAAAACAGAAAATATTAGATGCAGGAGATAGCTCTTTTAGCGGACAATTTTCAGATCTATCTGGAAAACCTACTACTATTGCTGGATACGGTATAACAGATGCAAAAATAGAAGGAAAGACAGTAACATTAGGTTCTGAATCAGTAACAGTTCCAATTAACAATAATCAGTTAGAAAATGGAGCAGGATATCAAACATCTAGCGAAGTGCAAAGTGCTATAAATACAGCAACTAATGATATGGCAACTAAAACTTATGTAACACAACAATTAGCAAATATAAATAAAAAACAAATAGTAACAAGTATAGAAGAAATGACAGATGCAAATATAATTTATTTAATGTCAAGCAGTGAAGAAGAAGAAAACAATATTTATGATGAATATCTTGTAATAAATGGAAAACCAGAAAAAGTTGGAACTACAGCAGTAGATTTAACGAATTATTTGCAAACAGATGATTTAGTTGAAATACAAAATCAGAAAATAGATGAAATATTTGCTGACCTATAAGGCAGGTGTTAAATGTGGCAGATAAAAAAGAATATTTAGGAGAAAATGGAATAAAACGAATTAGACAAAAAGTATTTGAAAAAGCTATTAAATCTACAGAAATACGAGAAATAAAAATAGTTACAGAATATCCAGAAGTAGAAGAAACAGGTGTCTTATATTTAAAGGTGGAAGAATAGTGAAAGTTAAAGATATGAAAGTAAATAATAAAGAAATAGAAGAAGCTAAATTAAATAATCGAATTGTTTACAAAAAAAATAAACCTTTGATTTTAGAAAACATTATTTATAATGCTGATTTTAGATTTGGAACAGAAGGTTTTAAGAAATTTGTAAATATGGTTGTACAAGATGAAATTGAAGATGGATACGTTTCATGGATCAAGATGGATATGAGCAACACTAGAACTTCTATGATTGTTCAATTTACAAAAGAACTAATAGAAGGTCATAGTTACTATGGAAGAGTTACTTTTAAAGGTAGCGAAGATGTTTTTTATCAATGGCAACAGCAATTAAATTCGCCGAATTTAACTGATAGTTTTGGACAAAATGGTCCTAACGAAATAACTATAGCACATATTTTTAGAGATATAACAACACAATACAGATTGTTCTACAACATGGTTGCTAGTTTTTCTGATGAAAACGGCAAAGGTTATATGAAAGAGCCTATGCTGGTTGATGTAACTGAATTAGCTAGAACCATGCAAGATCATGAAATCGAAGACTTATTTAATAAAATCGGTTTTTTTGCAGATAAAATAGAATACAAAAAATAAGGAGAAAAAATATGATAGCAAGTCATGTAAGCCTTGGCGCTGTACATACACACACACACACACACACATCTAGTTCTAGAGAAAAGAGGTGTCTATGATGGCATCTCAAATTAGAATAAAAGATATGCGAATTAATGGCAGAACAGTAGTAGAAGCAAAAATAAATAATAAAATTGTATACAGAAAAGCAGAGCCACCAACTTTAACTTTTGTACGTATTCAAAATAATTCAAGACCACAAAATGACCCTGCAAAAGTTGGAGATACTATATGGGTATATGCTAGAGTGAATTTACCATCAAATAAAATTGGTAAAGCACCAGAAATGACAATAGCAGGAGTACAAGCTAGGGTTTTTATAAACGTTAATGCGGATACTTCGACGACATATGCAGGAGAGATAAAGATTACAGAAGACATGCCAGATGGAAATATAGAATTTAAAATATATGGATACGCAGATTTAGATGGAAATGTTGGAGAAACAGTAACTCAAACAACCGATGAAAGTGCTGTTATTATACAAAAAATAAATAAACGTAATATTGAAAAGGGAGATAACTTATTCAATAAAATACTATATGTAGATATCCCAAACGATATATCAATTGAAAAAGAAGAGTATGGAGATATGTTAAATTGTAAAGCTTTTGCAATAAATGTACAGTTTGATTTGGAAGATAATTTTGTTAATTGCAATGGAAAATTAGCAACATTCGGAAAAACACAAAATGACGATTTTATTAGTTCTATAACTTTCTTTAGTAAAAATAAAACACAAATAAATCAAAATTGGAAACAAATATATATTAAACCAGATGAAAATGCAAATGAAAGTGATTTTATAGTAACGTATGTTGATAAAACAAGTATAATTTATCCGTATTTATTTATAGAGGAATAAAAACATGAAGATATTAAGAATTGTAAAAAGAACATTATTAAGCTTAATGCTATTAATGTTCTTTAATTTATTTATATAAAAATGGAGATATTATGGAAAATTTAGTAGAAAGATTGGCAAAAGTAGAAGAAAGAAGTAAGTCTAACACTAAAAGAATAGATACATTAGAAGAAAAAACGAAAGAAAATGAAAGAGTACTGAATAATGTAGATAAATCTTTAACTGTTACTGTAGAGCAGATAAAAACTATAGCAGAAGATTTAAAGCAAACAAGTATTAATTTCAAAGAAGCAATTATGAGAAGTAATGCAGCAAATAGTAAAGAAACAGAGATACTTAAAGAAAAATATAACGATTTAGAGAAAAAATACGAAAAGTTAGATACAAAAATAGAACAAGAAACAGTAATAAAAGATGCTAACAATTGGCGAAATAGTAAAAGCAAAATAGCATCTTGGATTTTAACAGGAATATTAGCAATAGTAGCAAGTGCATTAGGAATATCAAAATTTTTCTAAAGAAAGGAAGTGAGAAATATGGAAATAACAGTAGCATTAATAATAACAGCATTAACATTAGTAGCAGGACAAATAACTAAATTAACAAGTATAGATAATAAGTGGATACCTTTGCAAAACATAATAATTGCAATAGTAGCAAGTATTGTATGTATTTGTTTCCACGTACAAGACATGAGCGTGTTAGAAACAATAGTTACTTGTATTTTTGGAACTATGTCTGCTGGAGGTATAGCAGATTTAAAGAAAATAGGACAAAAGGAGGGATAGTATATGAATTTAGCAGACTTTGGAAGTTGGGGGCTAGCACAAGGTAGCGTGGCTAATCCAGAACCAAACAATGAATATAAAGGACAATGTGTAAGCTTAATACAGCAATACTTATATAAAGTATTTGGAAAGTCTTTTAAAGCATATGGAAACGCAAAAGACTGGGCTACAAATTATCCTAAAGATTATTTCACTAAATTAGCTAATAATACAAAACCTCAGCCAGGAGATGTATTAGTATATGGTTCAAGTTACGGTGGAGGATATGGACATATAGGATTAATAGACGTAAATGGAAAATGGTATGATCAAAACGGTGTAAAAAAATTAGCTGTTGGTTATAGAGATACACCTTTTTCTGGATATGTTTGTGTTTTAAGACCAAAAAATCTTGAAGCTTTAGGCTTAAATGCAGGGGACTACAAAGTAGGAACTACATATATATTAACTACTGACGTAAAAGTAAGAGATGGAGCAGGAACAGATGCAAGACGTAAATTAAAAAGTGAATTAACAGAAGATGGACAAAAGAATGCATTAAATCAAACAAATGCAACATTAAAAGAAGGAACTAGAGTAACAGTTCAAGAAGTTAAAAACTTAAATGGAGATATTTGGGTTAGAATACCTAGCGGCTGGATTGCTGCTAAATATCAAGGAAGTAGTTATCTTAAATAATATAAACGTAGAAGAGGTGTAGTATAATGCTACACCTCTTTTTTTATTATATAGGAAAAATCGAATATTTAAACAAAAGAATATAAAAAAATAAAGGCATAACAAATAAGCCTTAATAAAAAAGGAAGTATTACCAAT